TGAACTAGGGAGAGCTTAATGGTAAGACAGTACAAAATACATACCAACTTAGACGGAACAGGTGATAAAGTTTGGGACGTTACAAATGGAAAAGTTAGATTTTATCAGCCCTCTAATTTAGGGTTACAATCAACTAATAATATTTGGCAAAGTAACGGTGTCGGAGTAATGGGAACACGCTCAATTACTCAACCTCAAATAGAGTTTAAGCTAGAAACGTTTGGAGAAAGTTTAGAAGAAAACTATCAACTAATGAAAGACTTCGTAAATGATATCCTTAACAAAAAATTCGTTACACTTGAATATCAAACAGAGATTTTTCAGGTGTATGCCGATTTAGCTTTAGCAGATGTTACAAAGACAGAGGGTTATGGCAAAAACGGAACTTTTAGCGAAAAGATAACGTTCGATGTAATTACAAAGTGGTATACCTACGAAAACTTAACTTTTGAAAAAATTCAAAACGGTAAAGTCATCGCTGGTAAATCTAAAATTTATGGTGGAACAGCACCAGGACACTATAAATATATCAAAGGGATTTCTTACACTTATTATGGAGAATCAAATATAGAACGATTAAGTCGTTGGGATATAAAAGATGAAATATTTAGTTTTACGGGGATATTATATCCGCAACTTCCTAAAACACCTACTGGCGTTAGATTTTTAGACGATATCGGAAATGAATATACTGCAATTGTATTTAAGACTGAACAGGCGCTGGATTACATTTTAATCAATACAGATGTAAATGATGAAATTTATCAAGGTTGGAACGGAACGACTTCATTAAATTTGTTCCCTGTAATGGACTTTGAACGATACAGAACACGTATAATCAAACACGGTCAAATGAAGTTAATCAATTTAACTAAGGCAGAGTTTAAAATCAAGAGAAAGGCGGACTTCGTTTAATGTTAGAAGCTAATGTTTATGATAACTTTAACCCTAATTATTATAATATATCTGATTTTAATCTTCCTAATGGTGAAAAAGACAAAAGAGGTCTACCAATACCAAAGGCAAGATGTCAAGTTATTAACTATGAACTGTGGGAAACAGGTTACCTTTACACTTCATCAGCTACATTGACCGTTTCAGTAGAAGTTGGCGATATTGTTCAAATTCTTTTTCCTGAAGTTGTTCCAATTGAGGAAACTCTAGGTAAAAAAAGAAACTTAAGCTTAGATATGGTTTATCTTGTGACAAGTGTAGATGAAGGCAACAAAGCTACGTTAAAGAACTATTTTTGGGCAATGATTGAAAGCCTTGATGTTCCGAATGCAATAACTAAAACGACAAACTCCGCTATCATTGACTATCTAATTGACCCTAATAAAAATAATTTAATGAGTTATGGCTACTTTTTCAATTCAAGTATTTTCGCTGGAAAGGCTACAATTAACCGTAAAGCGGAAACTTCATCAGCTCATGACGTAGCAAAAAGGATATTTTCCAAGGTTAAATTTCAACCAACTACAACCATTCAACATGCTTCATCTGAAACAGACCCTAGAAACTTGTTATTCATTAACTTCGCTTCTAGAAACTGGAACAGAAACAGAATCACGACAAGGATAGATTTCAAGCAAAATGTGTCAATGGACACGGAAACAATAGTAGAACGTTCAGCTTATAATTTTGCTGTTGTGTTCGTTAAAAGTTCAAATGCAGATGACTACGTAGACCCTCCTAAAATGTATACAGCCAAAAATAACGGGAATATCATTGATTATAGCACTTATCACGGAGACGGAACAGACTTGCCAGAAGTAAGGGTGGCTAAAACATTGTTTTATGATAGAGATGACCACGGAAACCCTCCTGATATGTCTACTATTAAGGCTGAAATTTCTCCCTCTACAATCGTCACAAGATTATTCTTTAATCAAAATGAGCTATTGCCTTTGTATGTTAATGACTTGGTTGATATATGGTATGACGGTAAACTGTATTCAGGATATATAGCAGACAGAGTTAAAACAGACTTCAGTGATAGACTTATTTTTGTAGAAAGTGGAGATAAACCAAATGTTATATGAATATGTAGCTACTTATGGCGATAAATATAGAATAGATAGCTTCAAAGGTTACAGAGAGCTACGTAAAGACCACTTAGAACTTTTGTCAGGTAAAGTATACTACAATAGCGAAAACACGCTTAGAATCGAAACCACGCTCTTGTACGAGGTCGGTCAATTTGTATCAATTGGTGGTTATCCTTGTGGCGGTAGAAAATTTAGATTATTAGAGCTATCAATTACTGATAACCCAGTTTTAGATAAAGCGAAAATAATTTCAAGAAAGGTTAAAAATGACAATTAAAAACTTTACATTTTTCAGTCCAAATGGTACAGAGTTTCCAGTAGGTTCAAACAATGACGGAAAATTATACATGATGTTGACTGGAATGGACTATGGAACAATTAGACGAAAAGACTGGTCAAGTCCATTAAATACAGCCCTTAACGTGCAATATACTAACACTTCAATTATTGCTGGCGGTAGATATTTTGAACTATCAAACGAAACAGTAGCCTTAAAGCCTGATTCTGTCAACTATATTCATGCAAATATTGATTTAACACAAACAACACACCCTGTAAGTCTTTCAGCAGAAAGCACAGACAAAAGTAACAATGTTGATTTGAACAACAATTCAGGTGTACTAAAAGTAGTAATAGACATTAGAACGACAAATGGAATAGGAGTAATAAGCGACAAAACACCTGACAACGTAACGTATTTAGATAAAGTTATCACAAATAGCTTGGAAATGAAAGGTTTCGCAGATTCTTATGTCGCCTTTTATGGAGCTAAAGGTGGTGGAAATACAGTAACATTTACTGCACCTTGGGACTGTATTGCAGAAGTTGAACTTTTTTATCATGGTTGGGGATATGGTGGCGGAGAATGGGAAATTGGAATTACTACTCACTCTGGAATAACACAGATTTATGAAGCAACAGGATATACTAACGGTCATGACGGTCAAGCTTTGTCCATGCCTGCAAAGGCTATCTACTCCGGTCTCAAAAAAGGGCAACAATATACCTTTGATAAACGTGATGCAAGTGGCTTCGCTGGGGGTTCAAAACACGAAATGATGATTGTAAAACTTTATAGAAATTAGAAAGAGTAACCTTTATGATTACAAAAATGATATTAATGACTATCTTAATTTTAGCAATTTTGTTTGCTACATGGGTAAAAGATAGAGAAAGAATGGATCCACCTTTCCGGCGTAGACTTGTGATTGATTTGACGGTAATATTATCCCTTTGGATTTTATATGCAGTATTCTACTTTACACAAACACCCTCAACTTCTGATATTGCTAAAACAGTGATTAACGTAGGTTTGTTGTACTTTGTAGGACAATTTATTTATTTGATTGCAAGTATTAGCCCTATGTTCGCTGGTTTAGTTAAACTTGTCAAAAAGAATGGTGTAAATATTCCAGAAGTTGAAGAAGAACAAACGGAGGATAAAAAAGAATGAATATAACTAATGCTGGCGTACGTGGGCATAACCCTACTGGGGTTGTAATTCACAATGACGCAGGCTCAAACGGTGCTAACGCTGGCTTCTACAACAACTGGTTACCTACACACAACCCGGAAAATGGTTTTGCTCATGTTTATATTGCTTCTGACGGAAGATTGCAGGCTTCTGACTTCTCTAATATGGCATGGCATTGCGCTAACTCATACGGTAATGCAAACTATGCAAGTTGGGAAGTGTGCCAGTCAGAGGGCGATTTAAATCAGTTCTTAAGGAATGAACAAGCGGTACTAGATGATGTAGCTAAGTACATGAAGCAATGGGGCTTAACTCCTAATCGTGATACTGTTAAGCTACATCAAGAATTATCAAGTACAAGTTGCCCTAGACGTTCCGTAGAAGCTCACGGTGGCACGGTAGAAAGTTGTCGCTCATACTTTATCGCAGAACTAAACAAGCGCCTTACAGGGCAAAACAAAGAAAAAGGAAAAAAGAAAATGATTTTATTTAATACTGTAGATACTAAACGTGCTTATATTTCAGACGGTGTGACTATTCGCTGGATCAAAACGGTACGACTACTAAGAACATTCCAAAAGGTAGCAGATGTTACAGATTTAGTTTATCAACAAGAATTAGATGATGAATTTGGTAAAGCTAATACATCAAAATAAAAAAAGGCCACCTTAATTGGTGGTTTTCTTTTGTAAATGAAGATATCCTACTTTCTATTTTTATTTTACCATGTCCCCCATGCTGTACCGCCTGAACCTTGATAGATACTTACAGCTTTGTCTAAGTATTCTTGAGGGCTTAAATTAGATACTTGCCCATGAACACTCTGCATAATTTGAAGTAATCCGTAGCATGATAAACTATTCAAGGCATAAGGGTTTCCGCTAGATTCCTTGTAAATAACATCAAGCCATTTACTAGCACTTACTCCTGTCTTACTTGCCATGTAATTCGCTGCTATTTCAGGACTTACGCTAGACCAATTCGGCCCAATAATGCCATTAGTTGCTTCGTTTGGTACAACTCTCTCATTTTCATCTTCTCCACTAACTTCTTTCGTCCTTTCGGCTTCAGGTTGTTCAGTTGCCTTATCATGTTCTCTTGCGATTCTGTCAGCTTCGGCTCTTCGTTGATTTTCTTCACTAACTCGTTGTTCTTCAAGTGCTTTCTCCTTAGCTTGCCTTATATGCTCATATTTTGCTTTCTCTTGCGTTTTAAGCTCTTGGTCATATAATTGTGCCACAATATCATTAAAGCCCTTATCCGCCCTTTTATGAGCGAATTGAATCAACGCTATACTTCTAGTTGTGTCATCTGTTAAAATAAATATATTTCTTCTCCTTTTTGTTGCTTAATTGCTTACTTGATTAATTGCTTCAATAATATTATTGCCAGCATTTATTAGAATTTCATCACTTACAGTTACATTCTTTCTTGAAAATAGCTCGTTCTCAATCTTCATGAAGTGCATTGCTTTAGCTAAAAATTGAGCAGATGATTCATAGTATAATGTTTCTAGTTCATCATCTGAAAGCTGTGTTAAATCATCATTAGCAAAAGTTGTGAGTTTTCGCTTAATCTCTTTACCGTCTTCTTCTTCTACGTAGTAACGCTTCATCTATTCATACCTCTAATTTCAAATTTTTCAATAATATACCGTTTAGAGCCTAACTCAAGGCTTACTATATAATTATTGAAAGGGTCATTCTTGTTCAAGTCATTAGCAATCTTTCTAGCTGTTTGCTGTGGATATTTTGACCTATTTATTTTACTTGTATATTCGTGTAATATCATCTCATTGCCTCTCTTTGCATTCTACGCTTCAATCGTTGCTTATATAGATACTCTTTACTTGGTTCTAAACTAGACAATATCTCATCTAGTAAGTCAAACGCTTCTCCGTTATCTCCTACGCTATCAATCTTTTTAAGGGTAAGTTCGTGCATTTCATCATCATTGAAAAACATAGTAAGATAAGGGAATGCTACGGTATTCGGTAAGCTCAAACGTGATTTAGTCATTTTTAAGTTAGGAAATTTACCTGTTTCATCTTTAACTTTTGATTCAAACTGACTTATTCCGACACCTTGCTCTTTTAGCGTGCTAGTAATTCTTTCATATAATTCTTCATTTGTCATTATGCTATAACCTCAATTATTTCTGTATGCTTTTTAACTTCATGTCTTTGTTCTTCTGGAAGCAATTCATTCCATTTTAAAGCCTCTTTTTTATTATAAAACTTACGTGTTTTAATTTCTTTTTCCAATATCCAAGATACTGTGTAGTATGTAAATTCATCTTTCATTATCCAATTACTCCTGTCTTGATATTTAGTCTTTGCTGACTTGATAAGTGATATAAGTTGCACCACTTACAGTGATAAGCCCTAACTGGTATCTTATCATTTTTGTTTTTCTTGCTCTTTTTAGCATGTTGGGCACTTACTATTGAATATAAAGCTCCCATTTTTGTGTATTTGCGTTTCTTACACATATTATTCACTAGCTTTCTTAATCATTGCTTGCTGGAAACCCATATTCGTTCCGTCAAACATAACGCTTTGGATTTCTCCTTGTTTAATAAACCCTTTTTGTTCTAATTGAATTACTTGTTTTGTTAATCCTTTTAATGTAAATGCTGTTGCTACTTTAATTTTGTCCTTAGGTTTTCTGTTAAATAATTTCATTTGTTTTTTCACCAAAACTTTCTATTTTCATGTCTTCGTAATTAATTATCAAAAACACTCCATTCATTTATCGTAAATAATTCAAAGCCATTTAGCTTACTTTGTTTTTTAATTTCTACTTGGTTTCTATCTAGGTCTGTCAGCAGTTCAGTTACAGGCATACCGTTGTCAAGCCACCTGATGACTGTATTAGCTTTAAGTCCGAAATGCTTAGCACATTGAGCCTTACAGCTAAAGTGTAGTTCTTCTTCCGTTGTAGGGTTATATGCTACTACCTTTATAGCTTTTTGTGTTTCCACTGTTTAACCTCCTTTATTTCTATAAGACTATAATAACAAAAAAAGTTCACACTGTCAAGCATAAACTTTATTTTCAATTATTTTATTCCTTCCCAGCGTTCAAAATCTTCAGCTAGTTCTTGTATAAAGCCCATAATATCGTCGGTAGTGTACTCTGTAAGCTCATTCTCGTTACTTAAGTTAGCTAGTTCTTTGGCATAGTCTAAGGCTTTTTTATAGTCTTTGTCGTAGCTTTCGCCCTCTTTCTTGCCAGCTCTTACTAGATACTTCAATACCTGCATTGTATACCAGCCTACAAGTTCTTCATAGTTAAAATTATGTTTCAAGTATTCGTTAAGTTCTACACCGTATTCGTTGGCATAGTGCTTATTTTCTTTAAAATTCATTAGATGTTACCTCCAAGCCATGTAATAAGCAACGTTGCGATTATACCTATCCAAGTGATAGCGATAAGTGTAAAGCCGACACCTGCAACCATCATTAAAGTTTTTACTGTATCTTTCATTTTGTCTATCCTTAGTTTGATTGTCTGTATTTTTCCATAACATTAGGGTATTTACTGACAAATTGCAATTGTTCTTGATGTAAACGACTTGACCAATGGAATAGTCTATCAATTTCAGCTAAAGCACTCAATTTTTCATACATCTCTTTAATGTAAAACTCTGCATTTCCTACTGACTTCCAATATGCTGATGTTCTAACTGTATTCCCGTTTTCAGCAAGTTTATGTGCGTTTATATCAGCCTTTTCTTTTTTCTTCATCAGGCTATCAATCTCTTTAAATATAATCTTTAACAATTTCACTTGATAGTTTTGCACTATTTCTTCGGTTGTCATCATATTCGGTAAACAGTTCAACCTGCGATGTTTTAACTTCACTTTATTACCTCTTTCATGATTACATTATATCAAATTGCTTTCACTTTGTCAAACATTAACTGTCTTTAACCATAAATAACTTTTCATTTTTGCCTTTACTGCTTGTTCCGCCTTGCAAACTACTACGTGCTTTATCAAAAGAATAAACAGGTTCAAAGCGTTTGTCAGAGATTGAATAACTAGAAATTATCACAATGTTAGTTTTGGCCATTTCAAATGCCCAGTCGTAAAATTCTTGACTATCAAAAGCTGAACTAACGTCCTTGCAATACATTCTGTTTTTGTTATTGTCATCAACTCCAAGAGAAAAAATAAAACTGTCATGCTCTATCTTTGTTCCTTTCTCTAGTTTTAATAGCTTATCACGCATTTCTTTATAAACTTCAGTCTTAACTATTCTCTTTTGTTTTTTTCCCTTGTATCCTTCGTGTGTTGTACCCTCATAAGGTGGGTCAAGATATAGAATAGCTCCAGAAACTTCGCCAAAATCGTGATAACTTTTATTCGTTGCTTTTACTTCGCTAAGTTGTTGAAGTTGTTCAACTCGCACAAGACGTTGAAGTTGTTCAAGTAGTTGAACCTTTTTTTCATTAAACCAATTCCATTCTTCCCCAGAAATAACTTTATTATATGTTTCTGTCTGTTTATAACCGACAAAAACGTCATGCTTTTTAATAATTTCTTTAGCTAGATTATATTTCAAATCTGAAATTCCTTTAGAATACATAAAGGTTTTCATGCCATTCCCAAAAGAGTTAAGTAGTAATTTCAAAAAGTCATCTGTTGTCTTGTTTTCTTTATCCTTAATTTCGAAGAACTCCTCACGTGAAACAATTAGCGTTTTTATCCATTCACGGTCTTGCGAAATAACTCGTTCAAATGCGTTGGTTATATCCTTGTCTAAGTCGTTGTAATACACTTCTAAACCATTTAAAATACATTCGGCTGTAATTGCTCCGCCACCTCCGAAGATGTCGTATATCGGCTTATCTGTGCCAAAGTTCTGTTTGATAATTTCAATTATCTTCTTGCTTATCTTTTTCTTGCTTCCTTGATACGGTAGTCCGATTGGTTTACCTTTTCTAATTTTCTTCTCGTCTAACTTAAGCATTAAAATCCCTTGTCTTTCTATTTTGGTAAAATTTATTCCAATTTTCTATAAGTGCCAGCAACTTAGGTTCATCATATTCGGTAAATAGCTCAACCTGCGATGTAAACCAGCAACGCAAACAGCGACCGCAACTATAACAGATGTTTGTGTATCCTCTGCAACATTTGCAAACTCCTAAGCCATTACTCATTGGGATATCGAAGCAATGGCAATACCTTTTGTCATGTAAGTATTTTGTTTTGATTATTTTCTTCCTTTCGTTCTAATCAGGTCAACTAATGCAAAAAAGCATATAGTCCAATTCCGACTATTGCTATTATAATAACTTTATTCGTATCTGTCCACTGTAAGTCTATCCATGTTACCACCGGCGATTAGTCTGTCAATTTCACATTGATTAGTCCAAAATTCTAAGTGTCCTAGTTCAAAATCTGCATTAACTGAGATAAAACCATTTTCTAAAGTTTCCATTGAGTTGATTTTAATTAATTTGTTTTCCATTGTTGTTTCTCTCTTTCTTAACTTTATATATTTATTATAAACTATTTTCTTTTAATTGTCAAGCAATAAGTGCCATAAACTACTAATAAAATAATTGTTATTATAAATAGCGGTGGAATGAATACAGTTATCGCAAACCAAACAATAGATACTAAAGTATAAATCATGATTTTAAGTATTAGTTTACCTGTTTTAGTTTCTTGAAAGGTTATATCCTCACCTAATGATGAATCATCTTCTTTTGAATTACTGTAAAATACTTTATCTTCATTTACTTCGTACTGATTGCCGCAATAATCACATTTACCATTAGTAAAGTCGGAAGACCCACAGGTTACGCATTGTATTAAATTCACTTTATAACCTCTATTATATGCCCTTTTAGTTTATAACCTTTACTATGATTTTTCCAAGCTGTTGAATTGGCAACTCCAACGTATCTAGATAAATCGTTGAAGCTTCTAAATTCCTTTCCATTCCATAATACTTTTTTATCATGAAATCTTTTTGCATTTTCTGTTTGTGTTACATACTCTAAATTATTCAAGTTGTTGTTTTCTTTATTTCCGTCTATATGATCAACAGTTAAATCAGACTTACCATGAAAAGCCTCCATTACTATTCTATGTACTCTTTCTTGTTTCCCATTAATTTTTGTTACTTTATAACCGTATTTATTGGTTGCTTGTTTTTTCTTTATTGTATATTTTTTGTTTTCTTTAAATATATCTCCTTTATCACTAACTAAATACTTTTCTTTATATCTTACTACTTCCATTATTTTTTTCCTCTTTCTTTAACTATATGTATTATTATAACAAAAAAACTCTAAGCTGTAAAGCCTAAAGTCTTATATGATGTTATTGTTATTTCAATTTATTCTTGAACCAAATAATTCTTTCCTTAAACCAAGCCTCAACTCCTTCAGGACGTAGCCATTTACCTTGCTTCACACCGTTTTTTTCCATGAACTCAATCACTTTAGTTGGAGTTTCTAGGTCGTCCCACATAGTATATTGTTTTGCTGAATTGAATTTACTAAACATTTCAAGTGTTTCGATGTAGCTATCTTTCAGAAGTTCCGTGTCAAGCAATTCTTGGGCTTTCTCAGCACGTTTAGCAAGTCGTTCGTTAGCTTGTTCCAGTTGCTCCTTTTGTCGCTGTAAGCTCAAATTATGGTTAATATAAGCAATCTGCTGTGCATGTCGTCCAAGTTTACCCTGCGTATTAAGCTCGATCAGTTTGGCCATTCCCTCGCCAAGAATTTCATCAGGAACAAAGTTATACTTGTATTTTTTATTTGTGTTTCGTACGTAGTTGTCAAGCGTTTGTTTAATTTTAAGTTTTTTGTGTAGTTCTCTTAATGTTGTCAATTTAATACTCCCTCATATATTTTACCAAACTTCAAAGCGTTAATTTTAACTAGCTGTTTCAAGTCTGATATGAATTGCTGTTCTCCGTCAAAGTCAAATGGCATTGATACATTTTCCTTGATCCAAGTGAAAGCTCCGTCAAAGTCTTGTCTTAGTAAGCTCATTTTATCCACGACGTCGATGATTTGTTCTCTCTCTTCTGCTGTGTACATATAACCAACTTTCTATTAGAAGGGTAGATCTTCCGTATTAACTTCAATCGGTTCAGCTCCTCCAAATAAGTCCTGTTTAGCTTGTGATTGACTGACATTATCATTATGGATAAATACTTTTTCAACTGTGGGAAAAACAAAGTTGTAATTTACGTATTCGCCTGATTCTTTAGCTTGTACACGACCGCTGATCGTTACTGTGTCCCCTAATTGAATGAAGTCAGGCAAGAAAGCCGAACCGTATGCGACTTTTACATTCGAACCTTTTTCTTTTTCAAACAAAGGAACTGAAATAATTTTCTTGTCGCCTTTTGCTGTGTTTACTGTACGAGTATTTTTTTCGTTCGCTTGTGCTGTAACTGTGATGATTGCCATTTTTTATTTTCCCTCTGTTGCTTTCCAAATTGTCATGATATCAAAGATTTCTTTTTTTGTCTTTGTTTTAAGTAGTTCCATATTAGGATATCCAAGTTCTTCAGCTCGTTTTAGTGCTGGCTGGATCTCACGAAGTCGTTGCTTTTCAGCTTCAAGTTCTTTTTGCTCTTCTGTCAAGTCAGGAAGGTCTTCGTTCGCATAAATGTATAGCCCTAAACCATGACGAGCGATTGCTTTAACAAGTCCACGTTGAATAGCTTTATTTACGTCCATTGAAGTCAGCTTTTCAAGTGGGATAGATTGGTTACGATAGTCCATAACAGGTAGATACTCAATATGTTCTAGGCCCTCAATAGTCATTCCAACTTTAACCCATGCTGTGCGACCGTCTGTGTGATAGTTTAACCCTTGTTCATTTTCATAAACTTTACTATTAGCTTCAGGATAAACTTTTTTAACTTCAGCCCAAGCAAACGCCCAACTCAGATAGTCAAGGTTGTTCTTTTTACTCTTTTTATCATTAACATTAATTACGCTTAATTTTTCGTATACGCTCATTTTCTCCTCCATTTATATTCACCAGCACTTTTTCTTTTTCTCTTCCTGCTTTGTATCTGAAAGCTCATAAAAGTTAGGTTTCGTTTTTTTAAGTTCTTCAGTAACTTTTTTCACAACTTCCTCAAGCTGTTTTTCATCAAATTTAATATTAATTGTTTCCATTTTCTCCTCTTTCTACGATAAATACGTTCCCTTGCCTTGTAATTTCAATATTATACTTAAGCATAGGTAAAATATATCCGTCTTCCCAGTAGTTCCACAAGTCATTTATCAAGCCATATAAGCACTCGTTAGGCCCAGCCCTATACTTTGTCTCGTTCATTTCTTCGAGCTCTTTAGACAACTTCCTGACGCTTCTGGCATAGTGTTTACTTGCTTTTTCTCTGGCTTTTAAACTTTTGTAGTTGCTTTTCATAAATGAACTTTCTAATATCGTCTTTCTGCTGTTTTTCCTCTTTATCAGACCAGCCGACTTTTTGACCTTTTCGCTTGCCACTTTGATAAACTCGTCTGTTATCATCAGGAAAGCCATTTTTCTCGAAGTACATTCTAGCATATTCAAAGTAATTTAAACTGTTGATGTACTGCTCACTATCCTTTTTGTGATGATTGAGAGTTATTAATCGCCTTTCATTTAGACTTTCAAAAGATGTTATCATATTTCTTCTTTATAGAAACCTAAGTTTTCAAGCGCAACATATTCTTTGCTGTTTTTCTCAACTTCTTTCGCTCGTTCAATAGTGGCTGTTAATTGTGATTGTACGCCAGTATAATATAAACGGTTCAATCCACTAACATCAGAAAAAGTATGAAACTTAAATTTAGGTTCAATTACTTCATAACCATTAATAATTGCATTTAACATTTTTTCTTTTTCATCAAGAGTAAAAGGTGTCTTAACTCCACGTTCGTAAATTTCTCCTAGTCCGTTTTTAAGAAAATTTCCCCAACCCCAACTAGAAATATAATAAAATGCTCGGCTTTTATCATTAAAAGTTTTAATAAATATGTCTTGTTCTTTCGTTAATTTAACCATTTGTTAGTTCTCCTTTATTTCTATATATACTATTATACCAAAATTATTTATTATTGTAAAGCATTAGATGATATTTTTTCATTTATTTTTACTTTTAATTGCAATGCTTTAACCAATGCACGTTTAGAATAATCATTTTCGCAAGCTGTATGCAATTTTTTAGACTGTCTGACTAGAAATTCAGCACGTCCAAGCCATACTTTGAAAAGCTCGTCATTATGCCATTCTGCTTTTACCATTTCATCTAATGCACGATATAACCAGCCATACACTTCAGCGTGTAAGTTAATTGCCTTGTTTTCGTAATTAATCATTTTCTATTACCTTTCCTTGTAATTTTGCTAGTTCTAAAAATGCAACATTTTCTTTTTTTGTAACTTCATTTTCTGTTTCAGCCTTTACTTTTTCAACTAGTTCGCTATCAGGTTCTTTTTTATCTTGTTCAATCGATGTAAAGGCCGAACCAACATATCCCCAAAGAATTTCATTATTGAAAGCAAAGTTTCTAGCAAATACTTTCATGATAGAGTATCTGTTTTTAGTTTTGCTATTAATTTTAGGCGACATAGTAAAGGCAATCTCATACCACGATGGAATTGTAGTAGCTCCCAATATATGGCTTGGAATGATGCGAAAATCACGCTCTGTCAAAGATTGTTCGCCAGCTTGTTTTCTAGCATGTGCTACAACCATAAACGTAACATACTTATCGTGTTTCATATCTAAAGTGTTTCTAAGGTTTGTAATTCCTCTTAGGACTTCTGCCATTGGTTGGTTTGCGTTGATTATATCATTATCTTCTAACAAGT